CAATCGTATAGCCAGTAACTTGTCCGCTGCCGTTGTAAATATAGTGGTTGGATGTTGCGCTTTCCCGTGCAGTCAAAATGGCACGGTTGTTCGCAATCGCAGCAGAACCGCCAGCCATATCAAAGTTTGCAACAAAGCTACCTTCGCTCTGGTTATACCAGCTAGAGAAGTTCGTGCCTGTCATCGTCGCTACGTCCGCGCTGCGTGTTACTTGGGAAGCAACTGTGGGGATGTAGCTGGTGGCAAATGCACCGGCTTCAACTTGCACGCCGTATACGTAAAAGAAATTTGCCGCGTTGCCCGTAATTGTTGATCCACGGGCGGCAGTTCCGCTATTTATGGCAATAATAAACGGGGATAAGTTGCTAGGAGCTACTGCGGCAACGGTGTAATTAACGCGAACCCACCCATTTCCAACAGAATTAACGGACACCGTAGATGCCGCCGAAGCCGTGACCGTTACATCAGTAAGGTCAATGTTGGCGTATTGGGTCGCACCCATTGCAGTCGATGGAAAGGTGACCTGCACAAAACGTGAAGTTCCAGCCTTTAAATAAACTGACAAGGTGTAGGTGACCCCGCTTGTGGCAATAAATACAGCGCTGTTGACAGATTGAACTGAACTAACGGCAGTTTGGTAAATGGCGTCAGCATTAACCGTGCCATCTGGCGACGTGGTTGCATTAGCTGTAACCGTCACCGCAGTCTTTGTCCAAGCCACGTTATCAAGCTGCTCACTGTACGTTACCACATTCGTCCGCGCTTCCTCGATCAGCAAGCCCTTTGGCGCAAGCGTTACAGGGTCATAATCAAAGCGCGGGCCGTAATATGCCGCTGTCGTTGTGGCGTTATATGTGGACGGGGTGGTCTGGTAGGTTACTGGTTCGAGTTGTGCGCCCCAAAGGAAGATGCCTGATGTGCCGTCTCCAACAAATGTGTTAGCCGATCCGTTGTTGAGCCAAATGCCAAAGCTACAGCTAGCAGACGATGTTTTGGTAAATGTAATGCTGCACCTATACCAACCATTGCCGACAGGTGTAATCGCCCACGAAGTCGGACTAGAGTAAGAGGGTTCTGTGTCTGTAAAAGTTGTTCCGTTGCTGACATCAAATCCACGCGATGCGTTTATACCGCCGTTGCTTGTAAACATAACAAAACGGTAACCAGCAGCTTTTGCGTAAATAGAAAACGTTTGAGTTTGAGCCGCTACGGTCAAAGTAGCAGCAACATAATGCAAAGCGTTTGCTGTAGTTGCAACTGCCAATTCCGCAGTCGATGTTCCGTCTGGCGCTGCCGTAGCATTTGCTGTTACATTTAAAGCTACCTTCGTCCAAGCAGCGTTATCAAACTGTTCACTGAACGTCAGCAAATTCGCCGGAGCGTAAACAATCTTGCCCGTGCTATCCACCAGCGTGGCGTTTGTGCCTCGTGAAAACGTGACGCGGCTGTCAAGTGTCGAACCCGCCGAAAAGTTCAGGTACAGCGACGCGCCACCAAACGGGCTGCCTCCGCCGAAGCCGTCAATAAGTCCAGAAGCACCGCTCCACAGGCCCGAGACGTTCTTGTACAGTCCGGTGCCAAGCGCCAGCCCAGATACGCCGCTGTACAGGCCAGCTGACATTACTGGTTCAGACCAGCCTGAACGACTGTTAGTACTGCAGAACCACTACCTGAAGTTTGCTGCAGGCGCACTGCCACTGGAATGTAGGCATAGTTACCTTGGCGGCCAACCGTCTGCGCAACCATGTTTGCATCAGGGTGGTTAAACCACGTAGGAGTCACGCCTTGAGCATTTGGATTATCGAGTGTCTGCTGCACAGTGTAATTGACCGTACCCGTAACCACCACCTGAAGTGATACGTTAGGGTTGCCGAAATAATCCATAATAACCGACGTTGAGTTTTTTGTGCCCGCAGAGGCGTCAGATGTTGTTACAACAATAGGGCGCATTATTTCATTCCTTTAAGTGTCATAGCGAAGCGAGCGCGCTGGCCCATTTTACCGGGCGCCTTAGCGGCTGCCTCCAGCTTTCCTGCAGGGATAGGCTTGCCAGCTTTAGCGCCAAGTGCTTTACGAAGTGCGCCGGGCTTTTTTATAGCTTCGGCGATGAAATTCTTTTTTCCACGCATGTTAACAATTCCACGCTTTACGGGCCAGCCGAAGCCGTGACTTCGGATCTTTGGCAGCTTCAGGAAACATTTTCATTTGCCCGGCAGATCGCGCACAGTAACTATCCCTGCGCTTCCCACCTTCTGGCTGCGGTCGCTTTAAGTTCGATCCAGTGGCTGCATTATACGCCTTACGACCAGCCTCGTTGAGGCCACCAGTCGGGCTCTTATGCTTAGCCTTGAACTGAAAGTCCTTCTTCGCCCGCATTACAATCTCCATGTAACTAGGGCGACCCGAAGGCCGCCCCAATCATTAGGCTTGTGTTACGCCATAGAGGCCGGTTTGAGTATCGTCATCAGCAACGAATACATAAAGCGTCAGCCGCTTAGAAGCGTCGGCAGCGTCAGCAGGAGCAAAAGTTCCGCGAACGTCGCCAGTGGTGGTGGTTGCAGGGCTTGTTGTAACTGCTGCTACAAACGTGCCAGTTGTAACAAACGCGCCACCCCAAGCAGTCTGAACATAGTTACGGCTGTCCGCACGGATTGGAAGGCCAAAAACATCGCCAGTACCAACAAAGAAGTCGGTTGCTGCAGCAGAGGCCGCAATACTGGTGATCGTCTTAAATGCCTTCTTGCCGGCAACTGCAGTCGTACCATTCAACGTAATAGCTTCCGACATTGGAATACCATAAACGTCTGTGCCAGTAACCGTCAGAACAGCTGTAGCTGCACCAGCAGCATCAACAATGACGTTGCGAGGAACATCAAGGGTAACAGTACCGCCTGATGCCAATGCGCCGTTGAGCAGAGCATTGCCTGCCCCAGCAAGCGTCTGCTGAGCGCAGATGCCATCTGCATCCAAGGCCACAGGAACCACATTGTAAACATTGATCGGCGACATGAAAACGCCCGGCTCAGAAGCCGTGCCGTTGTTAGCAAAGTTCCTACCTGCCCGGACACCATCAGAGAAGTGAGTCATAAATTTTCTCCAAAATTAGGGAGGTGACGGATGTCACCCCCCTTATCCGATTAGGAAGCGCCCTGCGAACCCCAGCCTGCGCGGAAGTTCGAGCAGCCGAACGAATAACGCTCAATAGCTTTCGCCTTGAGGTTGTCGGTGTCGAAGTCCGTGTAGACATCGGTTTCGAGAGATTCACGCTCGTAGTGCTTGAAGCCGTTAGGGGCGTCGGTGAGCAAGAACCAGCCGTTCGTGTCGGTCAGGAACATGTTAACGCGATGACCCTGCGGAACCGCAGAGTTGTTGTAAATTGCGTTAATATCGTTGTTCGCTGTATCGACGCGGAACTGCGATTGGAGCAGGCGAGTCGCCGTCCACTGCAGTTCGGCTGGAACGATGAGCTTCGTAGGCTTCGTCATGATGCGGAGGCCCGCAGCATCACGGAAGCGCTGAACGCCAACGATGGCATCCTGAAGCGACGTTTCGTTCAAGTCGGCCTGTACCGTGAAGGTGTTGGCAACAGTACCGTTTTCGATGGGGTGAGCCGTCGAGAACAGTGGCTGGCCGTCACCAATTGGGAAGCTGGCTGAGAAGCCGTTGTTCAGCACAGATGCGCCAAGCACTTCCTTAGTCTGTTCCATCGACTGACGAAGAGCCTTCGCCTGCAGTGGGAACGACGATTGGTACAAGTTGTCCTTGATCGCCTGACGGGTGATGATGAAACCAATGCTGGTGTAACGGTTTACATAGTTCGTTACAAAGCGTTGACCCATTTCGCCGTAAGCGGTCGAGGCGCCTTCTGCCTTGATCTGAGCCAAGCCGAGCAGCTTGACTTCGACTTCGATTTCAACAGCCTTATCGGATGTGTGCTTCTCGAAGATTTCCGACCACTGGCCCGGGTACATCGGATAGTCGCCAAATACGGCGGCTAGACCGGGCCGGAGCAGGTCGCGGATTGCGGTTGTATTAATAGCCATTTTGAATTCTCCCTACTGGCTTATCAGATGCCGGTTGTGCCGCCACGATAGAAGTGGTTGTTGAGCGTCACATGCCAGTTAGCGAAAGCACCAACAGCGTTACCCGGAGTCGGATCAAGCTGGAGGATTTTGCAGTTTAACGTGCTGGTGTCGGCTTCCGATGCGTTGTTGATCGAAACAGCGGAAGTACCCGTTGCAGTCGAACCAGCAGTGTAGAGGAAGTTGATGTTCAAGCCACGATCAGCCAGAGCAAGCGGTGTGCCAGCTGCGCCAGAAGCGTTAGTTTCTTGAATCGAGAACACTGTGTTCGGATCATCAATCACGAGAGCCTCAACGACAGAGCCGGCGAGAACGCCGGGGTTGCCGGGCCAGTAGTTCATAAATTTTACAACGCCTGTGCTGTCGGTGTACTTAACACCCCAGAACACGCCCATGCAGGTAGCGCCAGCAACGCCAACACCAAGTGTGCCGTCAGCCAGAGTTGTTACAGGGTCGCCACGGTACAGAGCAGTCGCGTAGGTGCTTGTGATTTGGTAAGGGTTGGTCGCGCCAGTCCAAGCAGATCCATCAAGTTTTTTGACGGGCTGAAAACCATTAGG